CTATTAACACTATCACAATTTAAATCAACATCATTTGAGTTACCTTGTAAGTTGATAACACCTGTGTATGTTGCACCATTTATTTGATATTTAATAACATTCGAGTCACCGACTTGGTCTATATTTAAACTCGTTGTTGCACCTGTTGAAGCAGATGATGTTGTACTGTTACCTATCGTGTTGTTTTCACCGTCTTGTAAAACATCTAAAGTCAAACTTGCACCAGATTGAGTAACATAAATGTCATTCGCAAATAATGGAGTAGTAACCATAAACATAACAAACATAATATAACTTGTTATTTTTTTCATAGTTTCTTGTCCTCCTTAGTACCTAACCTCTAATTTTATCAAGGTCATGCACTTTTGGTATTTCTATTTCCTTTTTTTTGTATTTCCAAAATCCTTGTTTCTCACCTGATTGTATCAGTTCCAATACTGCAAACTCGATAGCAGTCCTTATTGCATAATTAACAGGTTCGTTTACAGCAACACCTGTTTCCAATTCTAACGCCTTTGTACCCATGTCTAAAAACCTGAATACATCACCACCTGAGCTGTGACTTGCAATTGTTTTAGTCACATTTGTGGTTAATAAAATTTCACCAGTTTGTACTGATACAATTCTCATTGATACAGTTACTTGGTCAACTCTATATTGTTCACTTACTCCGATACCGAAATATCTAGCACCTTGACCACCAGATTGTGTATTACTATCATAACCTACAATACCACCTTCAATAATCAAGCCTGCAAATAGCATAGGCTTCAAAACTTGTTTTATCTCTTGTTCACCATCATATAAATCTCTCGTACTTCTAATCAATTGTCTTTCTTTAACGAGATTATCTAAACCATTTCTTTCTACTACTTGAAACCAAGAACCATTTGAAACAGCTTTCAATGCACTAATAACAAATGTATCACTACCTTGTGTTACGGCAGTAGATAGTTGAGAAAACTTTGTACTAGGTTTTCTTTGACCTGTTAAGTCGGTAAATCTATATACAGCAATCGTTATCTTTGGCTGACCATCTAATTCTGGTATTGCCTTTAATAATTCGTGTGTTGGTGTGCCCTCAACATAAGGCATACTACCTTTAAATGTTTTAGTGTTTGTACCATTCGTAGCACAACCTGTCAGGACTAAACCGACTATTAGTATTTGCAAAAACTTTAGCACTAATCTCTCCTTGCGTCTTCTTTACCATCTGCCCTACTAATTCGTTCTTCGTCCTGTCGTAAATTCAATGCGTCTGATATTTGAATATCTAATTTAATCATATCATTATTCATGTTCTTTACTCTATTCTCTAAACTCATTATAATGCCGTGCATACCTTTGACCTGGCCTACGACAGATTCTAAAATGTATTTAATAATTAAGAAGATGAAAAAACCCATAACAATACTAGCTGCTACGGGTAAACCAAACTTCACTAAAATGTCAAAAAATAATTCCATTATATTAAAATACGAAATCTCCTATTGGCACACTCATAGTTGTAACTGTGCCATTTGCGTCTGTAATAGTCAAAGTAATAATCTCTGTTGTTGTATCTTTGACCCAATATATGGTCGCACCCTCTATCTCTGAAGTACCACTTGTTGGACAGGTTGTTGTACTTGAATCACAACTTGTACCAAACATATTGTCAACCAATTGTTTAGAAAGGTTGGCATAAATTCTACTTTCCACATTTGCAATAAACTTGTTAATTGTGGTGTTTTTTTCTGCTCTTTCGGCAGCTGCAGCTTCTGATTTAGCTTCTGCTTCGTTGTCTTTTTTTCTTTGTGACTGTAATTGGTCTACGGACAACACATGATTCGAGTACCCATTACCACTAAAGGCAGGATTCTTAAACTCGTGGACCAAGTCGGATGCTAGTATTGATGTAGTCAGGAGGGTTAATGTAAGGGGCACTACTAACACCATTATTTTTAATGATGTTTTCATACTACTATTTATAAGATAGTGTCATTGGATTGACACTAATTAATTGACTATCGGGTATGTCGGGAAATTGACTATGTTATTTTTTTGACTTTGTTCTCTTTTGGTTCTCTCTCATTGTCAGAATAGTATTCAATTTTGTTCTTAAACGAATTAAGTCGTTGTCTAACATACGAATTCTGTCTATGAGACCAATTAACACACCATTCATTTCACCTAACTTTACTTTAATTTGTGTGGTGATATAAATGTAAATGAAATATACGAACCAACCTAGACCAATAGCGGCCAGCGTTGCAAATCCATATCTATTTAATATATCAACAATGTCCATTACTCTTTAGTTTCTTCTTCGCCCTCATAGTATTCTTTATACTTTTCTAATAAAGCATTTGTTTCGACTAATTTATTTCTAATCTGAGCAAAGTTCTTTGCTAACAGTTCAAAGTCTTTATCTGTCAAACCCCATAGTACGGGGTCGATACCATCAGCCTCTAATTTAGCAAACACTTCAGCTGCATTTTCACTGGTAATAATATGCCAATGAAGTTGTTCCATTTGTAATGGAGTTGGTTTTTCTAAATTAAGTTTAGCTCTTGGTACTTCTTCTTTGAAAATCTCTAACTGTTTTACTCCAGCACAACTAGTAAGGAATATAATTGGGATTAGCAATAGAAGGACATTCTGTATTGATTTCAGACTTCTTCGTAGCATTAATTTCTTTCTCCGTCAATGGTGAACCACTTGCGATTTCTATACATCTGTTAGCTTTTACACTAGCAGCGTTAGTAATTCTTTCAATTGCTTCTGTCTTTTCAATTGCAAGTAGACCAACATCTCTATTTTTTTTATTAAATCGGTTATCTAAATCGGCAAAATCTGTTTTTAATTTACCGATTAGGTCATTCATTTCTTTGTTAGCCGTTAGTATGGCCTCAAAGTCTTTTTTTTGGTTTTCAATTAGTGTTTTTTGGTCAGCGATTGCTGATTCCATTTTGATAGCGTTTGCTTTTAAAATTGCATTATCTTTTTGCAACTTCATAACATAGAAGCCACCGCCGGCTAAGGCGGTGACTATAAGTCCTATAAAAAATAATCTAATTCCCATCAGGTCAGTCCTTTTTTACTATGGAAATGATTCCCCAAACAACGGCTGCCCATGCTAACATGTTAACAAACGGACCTCCCAATATAATCATAGCGCCAAGACCAATCAGACCTGCGCCTGACCAACTTGACATCTCTTTTACTCTTGACATTATCCAGTTCATACTTGAACCTCCTTTTTTATTTACTTAATCTTAGCGTTGACTTTTCTATGACCGTTCCAGGCCACAAAGCCACCTAGTCTTAATGACCAGTATGCTAAGTAGTTCATAAGATAGAACCCATTTACGCCGATATTAATATCTCTAAAGATTTCGTCTGCTCTTTTTTGAGATATAGTACCTAGGGTATCTTTCTTATTTTTCTTTAATAGTGTGGCATACTTATAACCATAATCATGGATAAGGCCACCTATTAAAAGCACACCAACTGGTGATAAAAATGGATGTAGAAACTTCGGTATAGAAGCTCCATCAAATTTAAAACCTGCTGGTATTACAAAATCTTCTCCGTTTAATTTATAATGAAAGTCTTTTGAGATTTCCCAATGTCTAGTACCTAGTAACCACATCTTAATCATAGTAAAGAAACCTTTACCTTTTGTGGCAATTCTCATTGGTGTCATTAACGGATAATTTGTGAATTCAAATGTATAACATTTTGGTTTTTTCTTATCAAATAGATTGATAATGAAACCTATAATTATTAAAGCAATTAAAACTGTCCACATCCAGAATTTCATTGCTAGGGTTAATACTAATTCCATATTTTTCCTTTTATTATTTTTTGATAATACCTTTTTTGGTCATGTATCTATGTAAAGGTGTTCCTTTAACATTTTTTGAAGCAGTAAGACCTACAGCTCTTGGAGCTCTGCTACCTTTTCCTTTAGGTGGTTTGTCACCTAAACTTGCGATAGGGTGTACACTATCAATGCCACCAACTCTAACACCTGTGACACCTATGTATTCTTTAAACTTCTTCATCAAATTGTCCAGAATGAGGTGTGTTATTAGAAAGTTGTTTAATAAATTTATCGTGAAAAGTTTGTTTATTTTCTACAATTTTAATTTCTTCTTTCTTAATACCACTCTTTTCATCTATCTTATCTTCAAGTTTATTTAGTGTTTCGTTAATACCTCTTAACACCACATTGTTGTTGTCGTTGTTTTCTTTAACAGAATTGCCAAACTTTTTCATAATAAGTTCTCTTATTTTAGTTTCAGCGTCTGTTACTGTACCAACATCATTCTTTTTCTTCACTCTTTTTCCATTTGGATTCATGTCAACACCACCATGAGCAACAGCATTCGCTGGTGCGTCTTCATCCATCTTATTTATTATTTCATCAATCATTTCTTTATAATGCTTTGGCATAATAGTCCTCCGATACAAGTTCGCCGTTCTTTTCATATACACTTATGCCGAAACATGTCATATATGGTTCATCAGCGATATCTGGTATTTCTCTTACCTCGTTTAATAACATATCATATAAATTTTCTTCTTTCAAATATGTTATGACAGCAGACTCTAACAAGTCTTTATGCTGTGCCATTGTTTTGTCTTCTTTGATAAGTAAAGCTAATGCAACGGCAAATGAACCTAATCTACTACCCAATCCTACCTTTTGTAGTATTCTTTTTAAGTTGAATACAAACCTGTGTAACATTGTGTAATGTTTACGGTCATTACCTCTTACCTTTTTCATTGGAATTAATGACTTACCTTTTTCATCAATAATACCTAATTCAAAAGCCTTAAACTTATTGAAAGGTGTTACTAACATTTTTACCACTCGGTAAGTAATTATTAAATCAATTGCTCTACTCATAGTTCTTTTAACATTTCCTCTATGTTCTTATCTGTTTCTACACTATCCAATTCATGTGGATATAGATACTCCAAATAGTTTAAACATGTTTTCAATACCGACCAATATTTATTATCAATCTTATATAGTAATAATGTGATAGCCACCTCAGCACCAAAAACATTTTGTAATACAACTAGGTGATTTAAAATTAATCTTATTTTAATCTCGCCTGTTATATCATACTTACGAAATAACCTTTTAAGATATTTAAATCGCTTTATATCATCATAAAACTCTATCTCTGTTTCAAGAGTAGGGTTGTCATAGTTTTGTTGTGCAAACAACAACCAATTATCTTTGGTTATCTCTTTGAACATAAAAAGTCTATACTAATTTAGCAAAGACTTTAGACGAACCGTTTTCTAGTTTCTCAAACTTAACTTCAAGTTTAAGACCACCTTCTTTTTTATGTGATATACCATCATCATTAATATCAGAACCGTCAAGGTCTTTTCCAAATCTTCCGCCAAATTGGCAAACTTCACCAACAACTTTACCAGTCGCACCTTCCATCGCTGGAAGTTTTACATCTAGTCCAATTGTTTTCAATTTATTCGTTAGTTGTTCTACGGCTGCCATAGGATTGATATATTCCTGAGCTGCGATAGAGCTAACAAATGCGTTCACTCTTTCCAAAATTTTAGGGTCATGTATGTTATGAGCACCAATGTTACCATCTTCTACAGAGTTCACCTCTGGTGTACCAACATTACCTTTACCGTATTTGGATTGAGTATGGTCTTCTTTTATGTGTTGTTTAAAAGTTTTCATCTCTTCTCCTGTTAAATCTTCTTCAAAATCCTCCAAATTTTTTTCTTTAATATGTTGTTTTAGAGTTTTCATTTTTTGTTTTTCTTTTCCTTAATCATTTTAATTAACTTATCAGATTGTTGTATAGCACCCGACAAGGCATTTAAATTGTTTTTCATTGCGTTCATAGATGTTTCCATGCTCTGCAACTTTTCTTTTAAGTCATTAAAATCAGTTACAAGTTTCTCTTTATCAGATTCAATATCTTGTAAACTTAAATATAATTCAGCCATAATATTTCCTTAATTATTAAGCGACAGTAAAGTCGTGTCCACCAATTACATTCCAGTTTGAGTTTTTAAACATCAATTGTACTGTTTCGCCTGGTGCATTTAAAGTAACTGTAGTTCCACCTCTTAAATTTGATGGTGTAATTACAACTGCATTTGTTCCGCCTGTTGACACATTAATAATTGTTTTAATTTGTCCGTTTGCACCATCAGCTAATGTACAAGGCGCACCTGCTGAAGTAGCGTTTACTTCGGTTACTGCACTTGTAATTTCGATTGCTGTTGATGTTGAACCATCACCTGTAATTGCTTGAGATGTAGAATTAAAACCTAACCATGTAGGTACATTATTAAATACATCTTCAGCTGTGATTTTTTTATTGATTGGTGTTCCACTTGGGTCATCTACTACATGAAACAAGTCAACACTTGCTAGACCGTCACCAAGGTCGGTCAATTGTGTGATTTTCTTATCTGCCATTTTTATCTCCTGTTAACCCCTTATGGGGAATGCTACTGTAGGTAAATTCCTACATCACTTTATTAATATATTTATAAAGGGAGCCGAAGCTCCCTTTAATTAGTTATTATTAAGCGTCTTGCGAATTAGTTAACGCAATTAAACACTCATGTGATACTCTACCAGCTCTACCGCCAGAACCAGTTGTTTTTAGGTTCCAACCTGCATGTGCAACTTTGTTAGCAGCTGTTTCTGAATCTTTATAGTTAAAAAGACCCATTGTAACACCTGAAATAAAGTTATCAGCAGTTGTATCATTAAACAAATCTGTTCTATTTGCTGTTGAAGTTTCTTTTCTGATTGCAGCCGTAGCCCATAAAGGTGCTCCAGCAGCTTCATCTACATTAGTCCAACTTGACATATTATTCTCTCCCTTTTGTTAAATTTAGGTACTCACTTACTAATTATGTACCACTATTTATAAGGGGAGTGATTAGAAGCCTAGTTTTTTCAACTCGGCGATAGTTTGGGAGGCTGTTTTGAATGTAATACCAGTTCCACCTCTTTGGGTAAACTCTTTGGTATTCTTCTCGTAATCATCAATCAATATAGAACCAGGACTTGCATAGTTCTTTTTCTGACTTCTCATTACAAGGTTGATTTTGTTACTAGGTATTCCAGTATTTTTCATAGCCCACTTTCTCTTGCCTGGAATGCAATTTGGGTCAAATGCATGTTCAACATATGCACTTAATATATGTGGGTTATATTTCTTGACAAAGGCAAATAACTTTTTACCCTCATTCAACCATGGTCCGTCAGACCAGAATTTCTTATTAGCAATGATAGGGTCCCATCGCTCTTTTCTTCCAAGTTTAGTCCATTGGTCAATTGTAAGACCTGTAGTCTTCTCAATGTTCTTCACAAAGTCGAATAGAACACCGTCCATATCGAGGTATATTCTTGGTAAGTTTTTCATAGTGTTATCCTTTTTTATTATGACTTATTATAACACAAGGAAACACATATGGCAAGCGAAAAAAGCAAGTTTTTTGACTATTTATCGTACTTTACTTCAGGTTCCATGTCGATTTTAGTAGCTTTTTCACCAGTCATAGTCTTTTTTCTCTTCAAGTCTTCTTTATTATCTTTTTTAGGCTCTACCATGTTCTCCAGACCCTCATCTTTAGCAGTATATTTCGAATCGATTTTGTTAAAAAACGCTTTCTTTTCAGCTGGTGACATTGAACCGATACCCTTACCGGCTTTGTCTAGTTCTTTCTTAAACATTTTTTGGTAACCAGAATCTTCTCTGTAACTTCCTTGTTTTGCTACGATTTCTTCCAGGCTGCCAGGCTTGTGATTTAAATAGTTTGACATTTTTATTTTCCTTTTACTTTAGCAGCTAAATCTTTATCTGCACCACCCCATGTTCCAGAGGATTTTGTTATGAATGAATTTACTCTAGCGAAAGCCCATTGTTGCTGTGAAGCACCTGGTCGGTGTCCACCTCTCCATGCAGCCATACCTCTATCATAAACCTTTTTTAGAATACCATATGGCATTCCAGATTTTTCAGCTTTGTTTTTCAGACCTTCAATTTGTTCAAACATCTGTCTAGCTGGGTGGTCTTCGTTCTTCATCTTTGATAATTTATCTCCGATTTCGTGACCTTTTTTAATTGTCTTTTTGTCTAAAGGTGGTTCATCATTGTATTTCTTTTTAGCAGTTGCCATACCAATAGCGTATGCTTTGTCACTAGCCATCTCTTTAACTTCTTCTTTATCTTTAGACTTTTCTTTAGCCATCTTATCTCGTAGATGTTTGTATGCTATACCAACTTGTAGTAATGGTTCACCTGTTTCAGGATTTACCATTTTTTCAGTTTCTTTTTTAGTGACCTTAGCCTTTTCTGTTTCTGCTTTAGTTTTTAAAGCATTAATTTCAGCGTCTTTCTTTTCAAGGTCTGCTTTTAATTTTTCTGTATCATCTGTCTTTTCTTTTTTGACATCTGGTTTCTCTTCATCTTTTACTTCAGGTTTCTCTTCATCTTTTACTTCAGGTTTCTCTTCATCTTTTACTTCAGGTTTCTTTTCTTTTTTGACATCTGGTTTCTCTTCTTCTTTGGCTTCTTGTACAGATTCAGGCACACAATTTGGTACCATCTTGTCACCTTTTTTCTTCATGCCTACTTTTTTATAACCTACCCAACATGCTTCATATACTGGATTGTAAAAGTCTTCGTCAGCGCTTTCATCAATACTATAACTCTCTGCTCTAACATCAGCCTTGTAAAAGTTTTTAAGGTCAGTTGCATACTTGTTAAGGTCATCACCTTTACCATCTACTTTCATTACCATACCTTTTGCATTAATAGTAAAACCATGTTTTGCTAAATCAGTAGAAGCTTTGGCCATATCAGCCATACTTTTGAAAGTAAC